ATTTGATTTGACGAACCTGACCGACAAGCAGAAGACGCAGATATCTCTTATCATTAAGACCGCTATTGAGAGCAACGAAGGCTCGGAAGATGCAAAGAAACTGCTCTTGAACGAGTTTAGCACACGCTGTAATCTTGAACTCGGCGTTGAGCCTACAGATGCATCGGCGAAAGATGTGTGGGATGCCGTTTTAGGGCACAAAGGCAAGTATGAGACAAAAGAAGGAACGCTAAAGGCGAGAGTGGACGAGGCAGGCAAGAATTACAAGCAAGCAACCGAAGATATAGAGGCTTACACCAAGAAGTACAAGAATTACATGAATTACTTCCGAAAGACTGAAAGCGGCTATGAGATTATCGGCAACATACCTTCCGACAGAATAGAACAGGTAAAGCAAGCGAGAGAGGAATTAAATAGTTTCTTCTATGCACAGCAGAACGCACTCAAAACGCTTAACGAGGCTGGCGTTGACCCGGCATCATTCCTCAAAGGCAAGAAAGGCAGTAGCACCGACACCTTGCTGGAGCGTTGGAGAACGCAGTTTGACGAGTTGCAAAAGGCGTATGCAGCGTTCAAGAAATGGAGCGCATCAATAGGCAAAGACCAAGCCGCTCAGAAGATAAAAGAGTTAGGCATCGTCAACGAGGAAATGCTGAAAGACACGTTTAGCATCAAGACTGCCGACCTTGCCGATCCGAAGACTTATTCTGCCGCAGTCAAGAAGTTCTATGATAACATCGAGAGGTTACTCACGACCGAACAACGCAAGAAATTCGGAAATAGCGTCCGTGTAAAGTGGAGCGATATCGAGTTTGATATAAATCAAGATATAATAAAACGAGCAGCCGAAAAGGTCGTTAGAGACATCAACAACACTATGCGTCAGTTAGATGTATGGTCAGCATGGTTCGATGTTACGGGCAGCAATGTCACGGCAGACAAAATGGCTGCATCAATGCGCCCTATATGGGACAAGACGGCACTTGAACTGCGTAAGATACTGGAGAACGAGATAAGCGGCAAGATGAGCCTTACAGATAGTGATTTCGGTGCGGATGTGTCTGAAATCGCCATGAAGGAGCGCATGCAGCTTGTAGGTGTGTCAGAGGAGGTGTTCAACCTATGGAAGCGTATCAACGATACCATTATCAACGCTGGTGCTACGTTCAGCCGTGACATGGCAAAGGTTGTCGGTGGCACGGCTACATACGAAGAGAAGATAAATGCCGTTATTGCAAAATATGACGAGCAGCGCAAGAAGAACAGAGACCAGAATGGCAATATTCTCAATGGGGATATAGAATATGGCATTACGAACGCACAAAACGAGGAAGTAGCAAAGCTCAGATTGGAACAGTTCAAGAGAGAAAGCGGTTGGGAAAAGGTTTTCGGCAATCTTGACAAGATGAGCACGCAGACCATGAACCGCCTCCGTGAGCAGATACGCCAGTATATGAAGGACTGGAAACTGATGCCGGAACAAGTCAAGGCAGTAGAGGAGGCATTGGACAAGTTGGACGCAGCACAGGCGAAGAAATCTCCGATTGCCAGTATGGTGCAAGCATTGAAGCAGATAAGAAATGCACGTAGGATGCGAAACTCAATGAGTAATGGAGAGATACGTGTCGAACTCAATGCCAAAGGAGACATAATCAACCGCAAGACAAAAGAAGATGCGGAGCAAGAATTGGGTGAAGGCATAGAATTGCTGAACGCAAGCATCAAAGCTCTTACAAGCAAATTGTCTGCACTCAGCAATGCTTTCGGTATGTTCGGTGAGATGTTTGACGCAGCAGGCTTAGAAGGCATTGGTGATACATTGAACAATACGGCCGAACTAATAAGCAGCGGAGCAAACGGAGCAAATCAAGGTGCTGACATAGCCGATGCATTAGGTTTTAGCACTCAATGGGGTGCAGCCATAGGAGCCGGCGTTAGTCTTATGACTACCGTGTTTGCTATGCACGACAAGGCTTTGCAAAAGGAAATTGAAGCATCTCAACAGCGTGTGCGTGAATTTGAGAGTGCATCCAAACAACTTGCGAAAAATCTTGAAAGGGCGTTTGGCGGCATCTACACCGTTGGCATAGACAATAGCATGAAGAAGAAGCTCGATGATATTATCAACGATGCGGCAAAGGCTGAACGATTGGCAGAAAAGGTTAAATTGGATACCGAAACAAGTATGAAACGGCAAGGTGCGACCGATGCGGAAATCAAAACCAGAGTTAGCCGTATCAGCGCAGAAATGTACAGGAAGTACTCTGACGAGACGCTGAAGGCTGCACAAACGGCAAAGGAAAGCAATTCTTATTTCCAAGCGCAATATGTATCACTCCTTGCGCAGCGTGATGAACTACAGAGTCAGATGGAAGCCGAAGATGACAAGAAGAAAACTGATAGCGGCAAGATACAGGACTATAAGGACAAGATTGCTGAGATGGATGACGAGATTAAGAATTTCGCCCGTGACTTGGCGAATGAACTTTGGAGCATCGACTTCCAAGACTGGGCAAATCAATTGTCAGACTCTCTTGTCAATGCTTGGCGCAACGGAGAGGATGCTGTGAAGGCATACAAGGACACCGTTTCCAATATGCTTGCCAACCTCATGACTTCCGTCATCCAAAAGAACTACATGGAGAAGATATTGTCTCCGCTTGCGGATGAGTTCTTTGAGCAGTTCAAGGACGATGGCGGCAAAATCACGGAACAGAGCCAGTCAATTCTCGCACGTATGACGCAGTACATCGGTGCGAGTGTAGATGCTACTAATGCGGCATTATCAGCGACTGAGGAATACTTGAACCGCAACGGCAATACACTAAAGACTACGGCGGCAAGCAATGTAGGCAACAGCATTTCAAGCATGACGGAAGAAACGGCTGATTTGCTCGGTTCTTATATGAACAGCATAAGAGTTGATGTGACAGCCCAGCGCACTATTTTGGAGAACCTACAAGCACTCGCTATAGACCCGAATTTCGGCATGGAGGCAAACAATGCCATAGCACGTATGCAGTTGCAGCAGCTCAATGCAATAGCGGAGAACACATTACGCCATGCCGAGGCTGCTGACGAGATAAGACGTATGCTGATGTCGGTAATTGAGGACGAAACAATTAAAGTGTCATAATATGGATAATATAAGACTTAACGAGATATTATATAAGGATGCGAAAACTCTGTGCGCTTGTGACAAAGTCATGAGCGCATGGAATCACCCTTACACAACGGGCGAACTGATAAGTTTATTTCGCAACAATCAAGAATTTTGCATTGAGAAGGATTTTCCGAGCGTTGCGTTTATCACCTCCAACTTCTCAAGCAAGGAGCTCAAAGACAATAATGTATATATTAACGAGGATGGTTTTGTGCTTGACGGAGTTAGTGGTATATGCGTTGTCGGCGGCAGTTCTTCGGGTGCTGTCATTTCTCGCCAGTTCGGGACGGCAACATTGTACATACGTCATAATGCGAACATCGAAGTTACTGCTGATGATTTCAGCAAATTATTCATAAATGTGTACGATAATGCCAACGTTACAATTTCATGTGACACATTGGCAAGTGTTTACGTCTATAATTATAGTCCTGCGGCTAAAATTATCTGTGACGAGAGAATAAAAATTAGAACAAAATACTAAAATGTAGAAAAATTTCCTATAATTTAGTTGTTATTGTAGAATGTAAATTGTATTTTTGTCACAAAATATAATTCTTTTGTTTGATGAATACGCAAAACTCCATACTCCTGAGTAAGATGAATACATCACCGCAGTCAGTCAAGGACTTGACCGACAATTTCGGTATCGTATGCACCAAGATTGATCGGATGGATGGAAAAGAAATTCAGACAATAGAAACACAGGAATGGGTGGACGAAGATGGCGAGGATGCTTATATACCTAACGTACTGAAACTAAAAGCCTTTGATTGGACGATAGAGTGCGGTACGCTTGGAACAAGTGCAAGCGTATGTAAGTCTAACATTGACTCGCTTATGAGCTACCTTATAGGCGAAGATGGCAAGGGCGCAGAGTTGTATATTTATTCTGCGATGATAAACACAGGCAGACAGCATGTTTACTTCAAGCAGAAAGAAGAGAAAGAGTACTGGGTAAATGCGCAGGGCATGACGATAGCGCAGTTTAGCATTACTTTCCGTATCTGCGACCCACGCACGGATGTCGAGCCTAACAACGACACAACACCAACGCAATTATTAGTTGTAACATGAGATATACAATCTACTCAAGCAACGGAACGCAGCGCACGCAAGTAAACGCTATTAAGCTGGACAGCGAATGGATGGGCGAGAGCAAAGTCACATTGTCAGTCCATTCCGCTTATCCCGTGCTGTTTGCCCTCGGCGATTATCTTGTATTTCGTGGTGAGAGATTTGAACTCAACGTATTGCCGACGATGCAGAAGAAGGCACGGATATACACATCCGGCAGCGCATTCTGCTATGATGATATTGTATTCAATTCTGTTGCGGACGAGCTTGTCCGTTGTAAGTTCCTTGACTATGTAGAGAATGGCAACAACCTTACGGCATTCTCTTCGCTCCCGACATTCTCATTCTATTGTGCTACTCCTACAGCCTTGTTAGAGCGCATACAAGCCAACCTAAACCGTCTATATACGGGTAACAAGGCATGGCATATCAACATGGTGCAAGGTTATGAACCTGCCGACAAGGAGAAGAATGTAAGCATCTCTGTTGACAACATAAATTGTTGGGAGGCACTTGCTCTGTTCAACAGCGAGTTTGACGGGATGAAGTTTATTATCAACGGACAGACAAGGACTATAACCGTCGGCACATCCGGGACAATCCATAGGACAATCTCTATCGGCAAAGGCTACGGGCTAAAAAGCATCAAGAAGGTCACAGACTCGACACAGGCAATAGTGACGAGGTTGAGAGCATACGGAAGTAGTAAGAACATGCCATATCACTATTACTACTACAAGTGTATGCACTGTTCATGGAGCGTGTCAAGCATCTATCATGAAGTCATTGCTGGTGCAGTAGCGTATCATGTGAACGACGGCTATTATCTGCGTTGTGAAGTCGGTACACCTATGACATTCCTGACTAACAATGTCGATACTGGCGTTTTCTTGTGTTCTTACCTCGTCAAGGCAAATGGCAACAGCACTATATATTCTGTGCAGAACTATCACGTTCTGTATGAGGATGGTGTTTTGTCATTCCTCATCAGCGGCACGCTTGCTGATAAGATTAACAACAACGAAATTGCCCTCAGCACTCTCTCAGTTGAAATTACGAAGGGTATTGACAAGGCAAAGGTCGCTGCAAGCGCAAAGACATTTGACTATGCGGATGCCACTCAGTTGCTTGCCACGAACAACCTCATGTTGCCGTCATTCCCGGCTACGTCGCTTGACCCAGTTGTTGACGACGCTAACGGCATACAACTTTACGGCATAAGGGAAGAAAGCATTATCTTCGATGGGTCAAATTCTGACCTTGATGAGATTTACCCTACTTTGGAAGGTGTGACACTCGGAGATTTAAGCGTCGCAGGCTTCCCCGTCTATTATAATGACGAAGACCAAGACTACGATGTAGAGCCACTTGATGTGCGTATCGACGCAATACTTGCAGGTGCGAAGAAATATCCGTTGGGCTATGATGCGGCAGAAGACTATTCAACGGCAGCGGCTATTACTGACGATGGAGTGTTTGACGCATATAGCACTTTGGAGATTACTGATGCCAACTTCTTGGTACGCATACGTAATATTGGCTTCAATCTCGCTTCTGCCGACATTAAAATTAGCGACTCTGCTTATCCTGTATTGGAGATGAAGGACGGTTCTTGCGGAGGACGTAGTTTTAATATCGTGGATGCAAAGTTGTCTTCCGACAATAAGTACTATACTTTGACTTGTGAGCGTGTCAAGGATGACAGCCTCGGACAATTCTTCCCGAATAAGGATAGTTTGATTAGTTTCGATGACCATTTCGTTATCACTAACATGTACATGCCGGATGAATATGTACGTATTGCGTCAGGAAGACTCAAGAGTGCAGCGGAAGCATGGCTGGCAGCCAACGGAACGACAATAGAGAGCAAATATGAGATAGAATTGGATAATATCTATTTGCGTAGAGACTTAGACGCAAACGGTTCAAATTCTATATATTGGAGGATGAAGGCTGGTGACGTGTTGCAGTTTACCGACACGGACATGGGCGTTGATGTCGCTATACCTATCAAAACATTATCAATAACGGCAGACTCTCTCGTTCCGAAGGTGTCGGTTACGTTGGAACATGACAAGCAGCCGACGATTATCCAAAGGCTACAGCAAGCCGTCAGCGGCATCAAGGATGGAAAAATCAAAATACAGACCAACGTCCAGCAGACCAACGACCTCATTCAGAACGCCATTGCTGCGTTAGACTTGCCGAACACGTATTTGTCGAAGAAAGATGATGATACGGCATTCGGCAACATCTCATTCTCACAAGACATAGATGTTAGCGGTGTGATATACACCAACACCGTACAAGCACGTACTACAGGCGGCATCATCGAGTTTAAGGATGACGTGAATGTGGACGGCACGTTGCGCCCGTTGGAAGGTGCTGTATTCGGAACTTCGGACAGCACGGAAGCTCAGTCATACAGCAAGAATATACGTGGTTGCGCTATCTTTTGGAATGGACAAGGCTGGGAGATAGAGACAGACTACCTCCGTGTAAACCGAAAGGGATATTACAAGGAAATCGAAATAAACAAGGTATCACATATCGGCGGGCAGCAACTTCTCACGGCTGCGAATTGCATTGTCGAGCACGTCAAGCATGACGACACTAACTATTATCTGTTCTTCCGCAAGGTCAACGGAGATGGCAAGTCAATCACAAACGACTGGATTGTTGGCGACCAAGCATATTGCCAGACATTCAACATTGCCGAAGGGACGACGGTAAATGCCGAAAATCAATATTATTGGAGGCTTGTTTCAAAAGTCAGTTCCGACGTGCGGAAACCGACATTCCTTACAAGCGGTGACCCCGTGGAAGATGACGATGATGTTACGTTTGACCCGAATGAGTTCCACTGGATAGCACTCAGCAAGACAACTTACGACAATCCTATAACGAATGATAAGAGTCCTTGCATCTATAATAATGCGGACGATTTCTCTTCCGTTCCGAAGGCAGGAGATAACGTTGTTCAGTTGGGATGCAGAGCCAGCGGACAGACTGAGAGACAAGGTGCGACAATAGTCAGCGGCAGCGGCACATGGGGACAGGCAATAATAATGTTTGTCGGCATTAATAGTTTCACGTTGCCCGACCCAAAGGTAAAGATAAGCCCCTCAACGGTATCTATTACTGCTGACGAGCTGAAAATCATGGTCAACGGCACCGCAACAAATGTCACTAATGCTTTTGTCGCAACATCTGATTTCGCTGCTATTCGGTCAGCCTTTGAAGACCCTCAGACGCACGTCATCACGGCTGCTTCTATCGGCACATCCATACGGAACGGGGTGAGTACGGCAACAATCACAGCCGACCAAATTGTCATTGAAGCAGGAACAAACCCGTTGAGTGACTATTTCTCCGTCCACAACGGCGACATATGGTGTCAGAATATCACGCTTGTAGGAGTGCTCAACAACCTCATCAACGTGATAGATTGGAACAAAGAGACGAACAAGGACAAGGTCATAGCCGAAGAAAGTGGTAAGTACTCACTTGACATTCTCCGCCTCGGTAATGTTATCCGCATTGTCAGCGTGCCAAATGGCGGCAATCTGTATCTTCCGTATTATGTTAGGAGCAACAACGACTCTACTTACAATAAGTTCAACCATAGAACTAAGACATCATACGGAGGAGTGGAGCACGACATAACGCCTGAGGAATTGCAGCAGTTGATAGGCAAGCGGATAACGGTGTTCATAGAGAGCGGACAAGGAGGACAATATTTGTTCGGTGCGCTTAACATAAGCATCCACGACCTTAGCACCGACTACCTTCAGGCAATACATGACGTAGCACAGACAACGCCAGTGCTTGACATTCCGAGCGAGACGCATTTCTTTGGCATACCGCTTGACAACAGGGTAGTCACATTGGAGTTTAAGAGCGGTGTGTTCCGCACATCTAACGGAACTTACATTCAGGGCTATTACTGGGCTGCTATTGAGGGCGAAGTAAGTATGTCGGGAGTAAGTTCGGACGATGATTGGTCAGATTCTAACGAAGAAGAGGAGGAAGAGTAACGTATGATACATAATTGTTTTTGCGATAGAGACAAAAAGAGAGCAGATAATAATATAAAAATCGCACTCGGTAAAGACATACATTATAGTTTCGCTGTGGAGTATAGCGGTACACCGTTGTCAGAGCGTGATTTAGTGTTGGAGATTAAGGACAAACTCGGCAACGTCCTGCCTCGCACAATCACGATAGACGAGAACGTAGTGAGCTTCGATTATCTCGGCA